CAAAATAACATTGTATCTATTATCTCGAAGTTCTGTTAATGAATCTTCCTGAAATGGAAACAAATTAAATTTAATCTTTCCTTTTTTAGGATGTTGAATATAACAATATTGTCGCATAAAGAAAACAGGATCTTTAGCACACATTGTGTACTGTTGTTGTATGATCTGTTTTATATTTTGTGACATATTATTTTATAAGTTGATTAACTAATATACCTGAACCTAATGCTGTAATAAAACCGAATCCGAACCAAACTGATTTTTTATCATTCCATTTTGGTTGAAGTAATTCAATTTTCTTTTCTAAATCAGAAACAATTCCTTTTTGATATGTAATAATACTATCTTGTTTAGCAATTTGAATTGAGTCTAATTCGATTAATGAATCTTGTTTTTTAATTGCATTTCTATAAGTATTAATCAATGCATTATTAATATCATCTGCTATCCAAAGTGAGTCTAAAACAAATGAAATATCTGCAGCTTGCTCTTTAGTAAAACAAATTGTATCTGGAGTTTGTTTTTTAGTTTTTTGTGTAAAACCTAAAACAGATATAAACAAGAAAATAAATAATACGTTTTTCATACTATGCCTTTTTAGGACGACCTCTGCGTGTTTGTTTCAAGATATTTTCTTTTACTTCTTCTGCAGGCTTTTCTTCTACTACCAAATTTTCTTTTTGTGATTCTAAATCAGCAATCTGCTCTTTTACTTCAGCAATTTCTTTTTTAACTGCTTTGCGTTTCTTTGCAACTTGCTTTACTTCAGTTTCAATGCGTTCTACATGTTGTTTCTTTTCTGCAACTGCTGCATCAATTTTTTCAATTTGTTTTGATTTTCTTTTTCCTGTAAATAAGAAAAATGCAACAACTGCTCCAATAATTCCTGCAATTGCTAATACAACGTTTTTAATTGTTTTCATTTGTTTCTTCAACTCCATTTAATTTATTTAAAAAGTTTTCTTTAAATCGTTCAAATTGTTTCTGTACAGTTTCTTCAAATTCTTCTGGAGTCATTTTAGCACCCCACGATTCAGTTTCTCCATCTGCGTTAGTAACAAATTCTGATGCTTGTGTATATGCTTGTTTTAATAGTTCAACATCTCGTTCTGCATTTCGAAGCCAAGCTAAAGCATTTTCTCTGATTTTATTTTTTTCATATTCTTCATATGTTCCAGCTTTGCGCATTTCATGTTCCATATCAATTACGCAATCGCCGCACATACCATGTATTTTTCTCATTTTTTCATCAACTGAATTAGCTTTTATACAGGTACATGTTTCTTTCCTACAATTAGGAAATGATCTCATTTCTTCTCGAATAGATTGAAATATTTCAGAATTTTTTGTTTTTCGTACACGGAAGCCATCTCGTTGTTCTACTACGTACGTGATACCAGTAGCATCAGTTTCTTCCCAAACATCGCCTATATTGTGATGTTCAGATTTTTTTGCTGCATCTTTAGCATCTGAAAAACCTACTGTTTTTTTAGTTTGAAACTTATGATTGCCTTCCAACATTTGTTGGATTGCTTTAATATTTTGTAACTTTTTAGACATATAACTTTTTATTATTATTTATTTTTCATTTTTTTGTAACTTAGTAATAGCTAACTGACGAAGTAATGTATAGAAATTATTTCTATCTTCTGGTTCTGCATCTTTCATTAATGCATTCATTACTTTTGAAAATGCTTTAATTCTAGAAATATTACCTACCTCTTTTTCACGTAAATGATTAACAAATTTTTGAATTGCTAATGCTTCTTCTGCTGCCGGATCTAATTCTTTTTCAGGTCCTGCAGGTGTTTCTTCAGCTGAAGCTTCGGGAGCTGGTGCAGCCGTGTCAGTTGGTGCTGGTGCAGGTGCTGTTGCGGTATCTATTGGTGCAGGAGCTGCAGTGTCAGTTGGTGCAGGCTCAGCAGTTGGTTCTGTCGGAGCTGCTACTGGTTCTTCTGCTGGCATTTCTTCTGCAGGTGCTTCCTCTTCCGGGGTTTCAGCTTGTTCGCGTAATACTTTTGCTATTTTTCTACGAATATATTCTCGAACTAAAATTTCTTTTTGTTCACGAGTTAAATTTTCAATTTTATCTTGCAATACATCCTCAACTTGTTTTTCTTCAGCATCTTGACGTTTCTTTAAACGTTTTGCTGCAGTTTTTGGATCCCACTCTCCATCTTCTAAATCTTTATAAAGACGATCGTCTGCATTATATGTTGGAAGCATTTTTCCATCATCTTGAACAGCTTTATCAGTTTTGCGAAGTACATTAAGTTGTTTATCTTTAGTAGATTTAGGATTCAAGCCGCCGTCTTTATCGTCAGCAGTATAATCTTTTAAATCTTTTCTTGCTTTTGGTTTTTGAGATTTTTCTAAATCTTTTGGTGCTTTGTACTTGCTTTTATGTTTTTCAGCCATTTTATTATCCAATTTTATTATAAATATATCAACGTGCGTATTTCAATACTCCTAGTATCTGATTGACTGGAGCAAATGCTCCTGTTAATTTATATGTATTACCGCCATATGTAAATACTACTCCTTCTGAAGGTACAATTGCATCAAATCCGCCTAATCGCTCAATACGACGTAATTCATGTTCTAATTTAGAAATAGTATCAGGATTTGGATTAGTTTGCAAATCTCGAATTAATTGTGCCATTTCTTGTTTAATTGCTTGAACTGACTTCGAAGGATTTGCTGCTAAGAAATTTGTAGCATTTTTTAAAACCACTGCACCTAATCTTAAAAAGATAGTTTCGAATGGTTCCATGTTTTGTTTGTAATATTGTTTAAATTCTTTTTTGTCAAATTCTAACACCCAATTTAAAAATTCTGGATTTGTTATTTGTTTTTTAAGTCCAGTTAAATTTGCAGATTTATCAAAAAAGCCCCAACGATAAATTAATGCTGTTAAAATATCTTCTGGAATATCATATCCTAGTTGTTTAGCTTTAGATTGTATTACATCTCGCCACCATGCTTTATGATATTCAGTTACGCGGTCCGTATCTTTTAAATTATATCGATTGCGTAACTGATCTACTTCATTAAAAAATGCAGCTTGTTGATCTTCAAAATTACTTATTCTACCCATTTTAATTTGTTGTGGAGGAATAAATGAAAATGTTTTTTGAAGATGTGCATTTGCATCTTGAATAATACGTTGAACTGTTGCACCACCTGTTAAATCAGTTTGAACGATATTTGCTTGTTCATCATATTCAACTAAGTTATGGAATTGCAATACGGCGACTTCATATGAAATAACATTTTTTGTTGCAGGATAAATAATTTCCATGTTAGCAAATACTCGACCGTTTTTAAATATTTGATTTAACGTATCTGCATTAACTTTACTAAATGCTTCAGATAAATCTTCTGCTGCATTGCCGAATGCATCTGATATAGGTCCGCGATTATCGAATTTTGCTTGTATTTCTTGTACTGTCATTGGATTAATTACAGTACCTTTATTTCTAGCAAATCCTATTTGGCCATCTTTCCAAGTTACTTGAATATTCTGACCATCTGTCTTTTCAGTAACTGCTGCTTCGATGTCTAAACGTCCTTCTAATCCTCTAGAAATAATTTCTTTCATATCATTGAAAGTTAATCCATGATCATCATACGGATGTGCCATATGGCCTGCTGCACCGCCTTCAGTAAGTAACGAGCCGCCTTTTTGGGTTGATTCTATGCGATATACAACATCATCTGGATTATTTGATTGCCATTGTCTACGTTGTGCTTTTATAGTGCGTGGAATTAGCTTTATTTGACCATTTTGACGATCAAACTCTAATTGAAATGGCATATGAATTGGAACATCGAATTGATAATCTGATGTTATTGCAGTTGGTTTTTTTTGTTGAAATTGACGTACAATTTCTTGTCCGTATTCGTCTGATAAATCTCTAAATAAATTTTCTAAATCATCTAAACGAATTGTACCTTCATTTCTAGGATCATTTAAACGTTCGATAAAATGCGTAAATTTACCTTGAAAATCTACATCGATTCCGTATTTTCTAAAAAATCTATCAATGATAGGTTCAATTTGTTTTAACTCATCGCGTGTAATATAATTTTCATTTAAGTCAACACCCATTACAGTTTTTGGGAATTGATTAAAATCATAAACAAATGATTGATCATTTTGCCGATCTAAAAATTTATTTAATTTATTGATTTTCTTTTTATGTCGTTTAGTTTCAGCTTTATTCATTGTTGCACCGAATACTTCTTCAATTTCTTCTTGCAACTCAGTTATCCACCAATCTTTAGAAAATATAGATACTTCTTGAATACCTTTAAGTATTTGCCAAGCATTTTTAACTTCTGCATCATTATTATTTGGATATGATGCACGGAATGTTTCGTAATCATTATTCATTAATGAATTACGTACTACCGTTGCAGAAATAGGTTCTCCATTTTTATATGATAGTGGATCAACATCGACACTTAATTCAGTTGCATCGATACCAGCTGGCATTTGACGACCTTTTTTATCTCCAATTGTTATGTATTTGTCAACATTTGGAACAAAGTCTTTTGCACGAACATAATCATCTCCTTTAGTAGATGCAGCCATCGCAAATCTACCAGTTGCATCTTCCGGCAATGCAAATAAATATTCATATGCTGCCATTATAGGAGAATTAAATTCTGTTGGTTGTATTTCTACATTTGGATTAGAATTTAAAATATTAAATAATTCGATAGTTTTATCTCTAGTAATTCCATCTCGATCCTTAGGTCCAATTAAAAGAATTACGCGATCTACTTCAGGATGTTGAGCATATCGATTTGCTAATGCTAAATGTGCTCCTGTTAAAGGTTTGAATCCGCCAGGAAATAAAACTGTTATTTTATTCATTAGTTTTCCGTTTTATATAAATATACTATGTCCAAGTACCATATGCGCTTAATATTAAATAATCATATGTAGTTCCTTGAAACAATAATTGTATTGATGCTGATGCATCAGTTGTGGTTTTAGTTAATGCTCCATCAATAGGAGTAGTACCAGCTGGATTCAATATCAATGAATTAGTACCTCCAATTTTTTTAAATGTTACAACCGTTCCTGCTAAAGGCGTACCAGGTAATGTTAATGTAACAGAACCGGCTGATGTATTTACTAAATATATTGATGATGTAAATGTTGTAATAGTTGCAGTACTACTAATTACTGGAATCGTTGAATAAAAACTTTGTGATGTTTTTAATGTTTTTGTAATTACATCGCTTTTGAACTCATGATCGAATAATGTTATAGAACCACCTGTTTGTGTTTTTAAATCACCAGTTAAATCTATTGCTGTAACTATTACAGTATCACCTGGTGGAATAGATTTTATATCATATGATACTGGTACATTTCCTGCTCGGCCGGAACTAAATACGTCATACATTGAAACATCATATGGACCTAAATAACTCGGAGAACCATCATCATATTGATTTGTAATAAATACTTCTAATTTTTGTCCTGGGGTTACAATTTTTCCAATTGGATGTTTTAAATTACACTTAATTGTGAGTCTACGTAATTCTGAACCGCCTAATGTACCGTCTAAGTATAATCTAGATCCAGACTGACCTGTTGGTAATGAATAGTAATTTATATAACTAGATGAATTTGCAGTAGTTATAGTAACAGACCGGTCTGTTATAATATCTGCAATTGCAGTACCTCTGAAATCAGCATTACTTGCAGTTACATCACCAGCCGGAGATAATACAAAATTACTTGATGATATTGATAAAATACCATTACTACCACTTATAAATGATGATGATGGATTTCCAAAAAAGAATTTATCTGTTCGTACTTCTATTTCGTTATCTGCAGTTGAATATCTAAAATAACTAGCAGTATTAGCATAAAGTTCTAAACCGACGCCAGCATATGGATTTCCATATTTTGTATTTTGTCCTGGTAATGCAGAACCTGACCATAATAAAAATCCAGGAAAACCCGATGCATAACCTTCATATCCTAACGATCTAATGAAACCAGAATTAGGATATCCGCTAATTGCTACTCCGCTATTTAATGAATCTGCAACATAAAGTGAACCAGTAAGCATTGAATAATCGCCATCGATATAACGATTACCGCCTTCCCAATCTTTATTATTTACATATGATATTTGTTTGCTTTTTTCGCCATTAACATTGTAATATTCAACTTTAAAATTAATTTGATTGTCAATTTTATGCGTTGTATTTACATATGATTTAATGCGTGTATAATTAGGAGTATATCCAGCATCATTATCCGATGTTACGTGAATATCTGATACTGTCCATTGTCCTGATTCGACTACTAACAATAATGTACCAGTGCCTGAATAATCAGATTCAAAGCTAAATGTTTTATCATCAAATCTTTGTGTAGTTCCAGGAACTGATATTTCTCCTATTCGTTTTCCTAATTTTGTAGAAAATGCTTGATTGAAAAAATCAGTTGGATCTTGATAGAATGAACTACCTGAAACGTATATAGATAATTTTGCAGGTGTTGCACTAACTGTAGTTCCTATCGCATCTAATGATACTTTATATGAAGAACTTGCTAAAAATATTCCAGCATAATTAGATTTGATTTGTGCTACTAAAACTTGATCATCATTTTCTAAATTTAATGACCCCGATGTAATTTGCATCCCATTTTCTATAGATGCAGTAGTCCAAGTTAATGTTGCTGGTGCTAATGTTTGAATACCATTATATGATTTACCTTCCCAATATGTATTAATAATACTCTGAGTAGTAAAAATACCAATTGATTTATCTGGATATAATGATGCTGTACTTGGAATAAATATTTCTGTTTGTTCTAATTCTATATCATTAATTAATTCCCATGTACCAACCGTGCCATTATTATTAGTAAATACTTTTACTCTAGAAACATCGCCTGTTGCAGGTTCTAAACCTTGTATTTGAATAAATGCAAATGATTGTGAATTTTCTGTTTCAACATACGTAGGTGTAGCTTCATATGATAATGAATATGTTGATGCATCAAATGCGGTATATGTATGTACTGATATACTTTGGCTACTAAGTGCTGTATATTCTCGATCTAATAAAGCTGTAGTAGGGTTTAATATCTTTTTAATTGTAGATATATACGGCGTTGTAGATATGGCGTAATTAGGTGTAGGCGTAGGATTAACTGGTGTATTTACTGTAATAGTTCCTGTTGACATATCACTTGTAAATGTTCCTCCAATTAATTCTATTGCTGGCTGATTATTATATGAAAAATATCTAACAGTGCCAGTTGAATATGTTGGAAACTGATTACCGCCTGGATATTGCCTATCTAATTGTACACCTATTATTTCGTCTACAGTAACCGATGGAGTTTGTTCAAAAATAATTTCAGATATATTCGAAACATTTGGATTAACAGGTACTGTTCGTGTCCATTTAATATTTGCTCGACCTTGCCATTCTTGTGGTACCGGTGCGTTATTAATTGTAGCAGCTTCTGCTAATAATGTTATGGTACAATCACCTGGAGATGTATTTTCGTAAATATAAATTGCAATTACTCGACTTTTATCTTCATCGATATAATCAACAACTTGCGTATAAATCGGATCACCATTAAAATCTAAAACTTCAATATTTAACGACCCACCTACTTTTAAATTAGTAGGATGACCTCGAAGTTTAAATAAATTTTTACCAGCGGTTAATCGTGTCGGAAATTCAGTTATTTGAAAATAATCCGGCGAAGTAGCCGAAGTATCATTAAAATAAACATCAATGAATTCTAAACCTTTATAAACAGCTTCTTTGCGTTTCATACGCTACGTACATTCTTTTATATAAATATTACATATGATGAATCTGGCTGAATCCGTTTGTCTTGTTTACTTCAATTAAATTATCAACCATATCTCGCATTGAATCTACGTGTGAAATAATAATTGAGAAATCAAATTTAGTTCTAAAATAATCAAATAAATTTACAACCGCAGAAATATGTTCCGAATCTAAACTACCCCAACCTTCGTCAATTGCAATGAAATTTGGACGAGGTAATGCTGATACATTGATAAGTGCAATTCTAATAGCTAATGATGAAATAAATCGTTCCATTCCGGATGTTAATTCTAATGGCCAATAGTTGTCTTCATCATAAATAATATATCCATTAATATTTTTGCCATCTGTATTTAAAACCATATTGAAATCAACAATCTGATTAAGTACATTATTTATTTCAGATTCAATTTTAGGAATAGCTTTTGCAACTAATTCATATGAAATACAATTTCTTTGAACTGCTGCTAAATAATATTCATATGCCTTATATTCAGTTTCTAATTGTTGATATGCTTCTAAATTTTTAAGCGCAGTACCTCGATTTGTTTTTGCAACTTCAATTGCACCAAAGAGTGATTTAATTTGAGCTTGAATTGTTTTTATATCTTCAGTAAACATTTCAATATCATCTTTACATAATGCAATTTTATTATCAATTAAACGATTATGTTTGATTGCTTGTTCATTTTTACGAAATGATTCTTGACGTTCTAGAACAGTTTCTAATTCAGATTCTCGAGTTTGTAATTCTGATTCTAATAATTGAAGTTGAAGTTCTTTACGTTCTAATACAGTTTGATCTGTTTGTACATGTTTTTGTAATTTTACTAAATCATCATATGCGGTCTGATATTGTTGCAATGACGTAATTCGTTCAGTTAAAACATCAAAATGTTGTTCTAAATAGTTTAATATTGTTCTATCCGCGTCAATTGTATTTTGGGCTTCGATTGCATCTTGCACAAAAACGTTGCTTGTACAGTATTTGCAGTTCGGGTCATATTCATGAGCATCAAGATGTTGTATTTGGGTTTCTTTACCATCTATAATCCTTTGTTGTTCTGTTATTTTTGATGCAACGTCTTGTTGATCTGATTTTGCATGATTTAATTCTTCTAACTTTTCTTGTATTTCTTCAAGATTAAATTGCGATTTTACTTGTTGTTTTATTTCTGATATACCTGTTTTAATATCTGCAATTTCTTGTTCTGCAGTTTCAATATCTTGTTGCAATGTTTCTATCTTTTCAGTTAAAACATTTTCTTGTGTTGTTAAGATATCAATATCCGGGCCTTCGTATGTTGTAGGTAGTTTTGATTCAATAAGTTCAACAATACGATTTTGTAAATCATTTCGATCTTCTTGTAACTTATCTTCTTGTTGTTCTAATGATTGAATCGTATCTTGATTTTCAGAAATAATTGCATCAGCTTGCAACATAATTTCCGCAAAATCCGTTTTCTTATATTCTTTTAATTTGCCAGCAGTTTCTTTAATTTCATCTGCCGCAAGTTGATATAGTTGTTCAAATACCGTAATATCTAAAAACTGCGATAAAAGATCTTTACGTTCTTTTTGTGACTTTTCAATAAAGTTATTGTTGTCAGCTTGCAAAGAAAATGCTGTTAAAATAAAATCATCATATGTGCCTAAATAGCGACGAATATTTTTATTTGTTTCACTACGTTCTTCGCCATTTAAATTTTCTGAATCAGTATAAAAATCTACATCTACTTTAACGTGAGTTTCTTTCTTTTTATTTTGAGTACCTCTACGTTCAATGGTATAAACCGTTCCATTCATTTCAAAACGAAATACACCTCGGAACCAATCTTTTTTATTATTTAATACTTCATTTGCTTTGCCTGTTTTACTACATTTATCAAATATAGTATATGTAATTGCATCAAGCAAAGAAGATTTACCAGATGTATTTGCAGCAAATAAACCACAAACATCTTGTAGATTTTCAAAATTTAAAATATTACCTTCGCCATAACTAAACATGTTATCGAATTCAAAAGATATCGGATGCCATGTTGTGTGACGAACTGACTCAACTGCTGGTAATTTAGAATTAATTGTACGGTTAATATGTCTGATTGCATCTTGTTCTTGTACGGTTGCTTGTGGAAAGTTATTGTCAATATATTCCGTTAATAATGTATTTTGATATTCAACATCTCTAACATTACCTATTGCAATGCTAGATGATGCTGCAGTTTCTGTTGAACCAATTGTTCGTTGAATTGTAATGTCTTCTACTGCATATTTCTTGCGAATTGATGCAATAAGTTTTTTCATAATAGTTTATTTAGAACTTTTCTATTTGCTTCATCTAAAGGAGTCCAATCTTTTTCTATATATATATCAGCTAATCCAGATCCAGTAGAAGAGCAAATCTTTAATAAGTATGTAGAGTTAGCTTCTGCCACTATGGAATCAGATCCAGAAAAGGCTAAAGAATATATGGAAGTTCATAAGGTTGAAATCGACGGCGGCGAAGCCGTCCGCACCGCGACCGACCGGGCCGGGTCCGAGTGGCGCAGCAGCACCTGGTTGTAGCCGGAGCCGTCCAGAACCACCCGGTCATACCTCGGGACGAACGACCGGTCGCAGATCGTCTCGCACTCCGACTCCACCTCGAGGCGTGCCGCGATCAGGTCC